CAAGGAGGATTTGGTGGCGGTGGCGGATCTCCCCCAATGGTTTGTAATCCCTCTGAGCTTCGGTATGGCGGTTTACCTAACACAGGCGGCGGAGGTAGTGGCCGAAGTTATGATGGTGGATCTGGAATTGTAATTATAAGGTATAAATCAGCATAATATGGCACATTTTGCAAAAATATCAGAACAAAATAAAGTACTAACAGTAGTAACTTTAAATGATAAAGATATGTTAGATACTGATGGAAATCCAAGTGAAGCAGTAGGACAAGCTTATTTAGAACAACATAATAATTGGCCTGCACATTTATGGATTCAATGTTCTTACAACACAAAGCGTGGAGTACATAGATTAGGTGGAACTCCTCTTAGAGGAAACTATCCAGGTATTGGTTGGGATTGGGATCCTACAGATCAAATTTTTTGGACTTCTGAAAAACCATATCCATCTTGGGTAAAAGACGTACAAAAAGGTTCATGGGTTTCACCAATTGGTGATTCACCAGATTTAACTGAAGAACAAAAAAATCAAAACGCAGTTTTTACTCATTGGTGGGGTTATGTTTGGAATGAAACAAATCAAACCTGGGACTTGACAAATTCTGAAGCCTGAAATATAACAATCTTCTGTTATGCGGAAGAAAGTATTATCCGAACAAGCTCTTTATTATGGTGAAATTGAAATGCCAAAAGGATTTGAAATTAATCCTTTGAATCTTACTAATAATTTTTTTAAATCTCTTTATCATAAAAGAAAATATACTTGGTCAAAAGATTTTGATAAATTAAATTCTTATATAAAAGATTTTATAAAATTAAACTATAAATTAAATTTAGTTAATAAAGATTATTGGACAAATATTTTTGTTCCAAATGAAACAACAGAATTACAAACTAATGTTGATCCTGTTGATTTAAGAAATTCACCTGATTTTACTTTACTATATGGAATCAATACTGTTAATTGTAAAATTAAAATTCTTTATGATGATAACAGACGTAAGGGTAGAGATTGGACAATAGAATTAAAGGATAATAATTTTGTTATGTTTCCATCAACTAATATGTACAGTATTATAAATAAACAGAAAGAATCTTTAAATTTTGTACAGACTATAACTTATGAGTACATTTAATTTTGAAATTGTTTTATGAATTTAAATGATTATTATTGGTCTTTTGTTTCCGCAGTACCACCTAAATTATGTGATGACATAATTAAATTTGGTTTATCTAAACAAGAAATTTTAGCTACAACAGGGGGCTTTAAAAGTGCAGAAAAATTAAATAAAGATGAATTAAAAAATTAAAAGTTAAAAGAAACTCAAATATTACATGGTTAAATGAACCTTGGATATATCGAGAGTTACAACCATATGTTAATTTAGCTAATGAAAATGCAGGTTGGAATTTTCAATGGGACAGATCTGAAGTATGTCAGTTTACAAAATATAAACTTAATCAATATTATGATTGGCACAATGACGCTTGGAAAAAACCATATTCTAAGTCAGGGCCAGATTATGGAAAAATTCGAAAACTATCTATGACTTTACAATTAACAGATGGTTCAGAATATGAAGGGGGTGAATTAGAATTTGATTTTAGAAACTATGAACCCAATATGAGAGAAGAAGCCAAACATTTGAAACAAGCAAAAGACATACTTCCAAAAGGATCTATTGTTGTGTTTCCTTCATTTGTATGGCATAGAGTTAAACCAGTAACGAAAGGAGTGAGATATTCATTAGTCATGTGGAATCTTGGATATCCATTTAAATAATATGGAAAAAGCATTACATTTTAATACACCTATTTGGGCAGAGTACAAACCAGAGTTTGTTAAATCTTTAAATAAAGCATCGGACAAATATATAAAAGAAGCTAAAAAAAGAGATAAAGAATATATTCAAAAATTTGGTGATTTTGGAACATCTTACCATTCAACACCTCTTATGGGAGATCATGATTTTATGGATTTAAGAAATTACATAGGTCAGAAATCTTGGGAGTTTTTAGATCATCAAGGTTTTGATATGAATATGTATCAGCTTATGTTTAGCGAGTTGTGGGTACAAGAATTTGCAAAAAAGGGAGGGGGTCTTCATTCAGCTCATATACATTGGAATCAACACGTATCGGGTTTTTATTTTTTAAAATGCAGTGATAAAACATCTTATCCAGTTTTTCATGATCCTCGAACAGGTGCAAGAGCTACAAAATTAAAAATGAAACCAGATGATAAAATTCACCTTGGAAATGAGTTGATTAATTATAGACCAAGACCTGGTTCATTGGTTATTTTTCCAGGATATTTAGAACATGAATTTCTTGTTGATCATGGAAAAGAACCTTTTAGATTTATACATTTTAATATACAAGCAATACCAAAGGAAATTGCTAAAGATGTTTGATATATTTAACTCTTATTTAGATACACAATTATTTTCTTTTAATACTGAAGAAATAAAAAATAAAATATTAAATTTAAAATCTAAAGATAAAGGAAGAATAGTAAGTAATTATGGTGGTTGGCAAAGTAAAAGTTTTGAAAAAATAGATAAAGATTTTAAAAGTTTTTTTAATAAAGTAGATTCATCCGTACGAAAAATAGAAAAACATTTAGGTTTAGAAAAAAAATTATTTTTTTCAAACTATTGGTGTAATATAAATAATTCTGGTTCTTTTAATAGACCTCATCAACATTCTGGTGCCATAGTATCAGGTGTATATTATGTAAATATACCTAAAAATTCTGGAAACATAGTTTTTATGAATCAAAATTTAGATAATTTTTATCAACCAATAAAAGAATATAATAAATACAATTCTACGAGTTGGACTGTAGAACCAAAAAATAATTTGTGTCTTTTATTTCCATCTTATTTAATGCATTACGTTGAACCAAATTTAAGTAAAGAAAAAAGAATTAATATTAGTTTTAATTATGGATTTTAAAAAAAATAAATACGCAATAATTAGGAAAGCAATTGATAAAGATTTAGCGACATTTCTTTACAATTATTTTTTAATAAAAAAACAAGTTTATGACACTTGTATCGAAACAAGATACATATCACCTTATGAAAATGCTTTAGGAGAATATGAAAGAGGTCCGAAGGCACAAGTAGCTGATACATTCGCTCATTATTCAGACGTTGCTATGGAAACTTTAATGTTAAAGTGTCAGCCTATTATGGAAATAACAACTAAATTAAAATTATATCCATCATATACATATGGTAGAGTTTACAAAAAAGGTGATATTCTTAAAAGACATAAAGATAGATTTAGCTGTGAAATTTCTACTACTATGAATTTAGGTGGTGATCCTTGGCCAATTTATCTGGAACCGTCTGGGGAAACAGGTAAAAAAGGTGTTAAAGTAGATCTTAAACCTGGAGATATGCTAGTATATAGAGGATGTGAATTAGAACATTGGAGAGAAAAGTTAAAAGGTAAAGAATGTGTTCAAGTTTTTTTACACTACAATGATGTAAAAACAAAAGGTTCAAAAGAAAATATTTTTGATGGAAGAAAACATTTAGGACTACCTTGTTGGTTTAAAAGAAATGAAATTTGATTTTTTTCTTATAAAAAAACTTTTTTGTTTAAATGACGTAGAAATTATATATAATACAATGATTAAGTATTCAAATCCTTCTTACACATATAATTCTGGAAAAGTAAAAAGATCTGTAAATTATAAAATAACAGATTATGAGTATGTTAAAAAACAATTAAAAAGATTAATCGACAAAGTTCATGAAACTAATAATCTACACTTTGGTTATAATTTATATCCTATTTTAGATTGTCAAGGTATTCATCTACATGAATATTTACCAAGTGAATCTGTTGGGTATGATTGGCACACAGACAGTAACTTAGATTTTGCTAAAGACACTAAATTAACTGTATTACTTAATTTATCTAAAGAAAAATATGAAGGGGGTGAATTAGAAATATTTAATTGTGATAAAATAAATTTTAATGAACCAGGAGATATTTTAATATTCAAATCTTTTATACCACACAAAGTACATAAAATAATAAAAGGTACAAGAAAAACATTAACTTTATGGATGCATGGACCTTGTTTTAAATAATGTTAGAATTTTTAGAAGATATAAAAAAAGCAACTCCCACTCAAAAGAAAAAAGAATTATGGGACGTAGAGGGAATATTAAAAGATAGATTAAATCAAAAACTAAAATTTGATTTAAGACCTATAAAAAATAATTGTAAAGTAGGAAACTTTAAAACAAAAGCTGATAAAATGGTATTTAGTTTTAAAGATCAATATATCATTGTTGATGTAGAAGAACTGCATAGTTATATAAAAAAAAATAAATTGAAAGATGTACAATTAGAAGATTTAATATCTAAATTAGATTGGAATATAATTATTAATAAATAATGTTAGAAAGAAAAATACATGTGTTTGATAACATAATAGATAAAAAATATCAAAATAAAATTAAACATATTCTTTTAGGAGATTATTTTCCTTGGTTTTTTGTAAATGATGTTACACACACAAAAAATAAAAAACAATTAAGGCCAGCTTTTAAACATTTTTTTGTGATAAATGAAAAAATAAATAGTGATTATCATCAGTTGGTATTACCGATGATTTTACAATCATTAAAAAAAATAAAATATGAACATAATAAAATATTGCAAGGAAGATCATTTTTACAAGTACCTTTAGCTATTAAAAATAAAAACATTGTAGACACACCACATATTGATTTAAATAACGAACACTTAGTTGTTTTATATTATGTTTTAGATAATGAAGCTCACACTATAATATACAAAGATAAAAAATCATTAAAGGTATTAAAAAAAATACAACCTAAACAAGGAAGAGTGGTTATTTTTAATGGTAAATATTGGCATACCGCAGAGCAACCTAAAACTAAAAATAGATGTGTAATTAACTATAATATAATATGAATGTATTAGCTATTCATACATCTCACGATGGATGTATTACGTACGTAAAAAATAATAAAATTGTATTTCACACTCAATTGGATAGATACAATAGATTTAAGCACACTACATTTCCAGTTAAATCTATTATTAGTATAATAGAAAATTTACCCATAGATAAAATTATTATGACTTGCTTAGATATATCTTCTTCAATAGAAGTATGGGACAATGTTTTAAAGAAAGAAAGTAAATGTAAAAATATAGATATTTTATATTATCAACATTACTACCATCATTTGTTACATGCTTACTGTGCTTTAACTTGGGATAAAAAACTTAAAAATATTTTAATTTGTGATGGATCTGGAGCAAAATATGGAGATAATATTGAAAATGAAAGTTTATATTTTTATAATAAAAAATTAGAACATGTTTCAACTGAATCAAACCAAATTGGTTATAGATATGAAGAATTTACCACTAAACATTTTGATCATCCTTTAGATTGTGGAAAAACTATGGCGTGGTCTTTATATGATGAAAGACCAAAAAAAGTGCAACAAAGATTTGAAAAAGATATGACTAGTCTTATTCAAAAATGGAAGATAAAAAAGAATTTATTATTTACAGGGGGCTGTGCTCAAAATGTTTTATATAATTCTAAATTATTATCTAGTTTTAAAAATCTTTTTTGTGATCCTTTTAATGGAGATTTTGGTTTAAGTTTAGGAGCTGCTAATTTTTATTTAAAAAATAAAATAAAAAATAAAGAAATATATCTTGGTATACCTCAAGATTTAAATTTAGATATTTTTATGAAACATAAAATTTATAATGTAACTCCAGATGAAGTTGCTAAAACTGTATTGAATGAACCAGTTGCAATCTTTCAGTCTCGAAGTGAACAAGGTCAAAGAGGACTTGGAAATAGATCTTTATTAATGAGTCCAATACATAAAAAAGCTCATGACAAAATGAATGCAATTAAAAAAAGAGAATGGTTTAGACCATTTGCATGTTCAATATTAAAAGAGAAAGCCAAAGAATGGTTTGAAATGCCAATTGAAGAATCTCCACATATGATGTATGTATTTAAAATAAAAAAAGAAGGCGTATTGCAAACAGGTCTATCTAAAAACAATGACTCTAGAATACAGACTGTAAGTAAAAAAAATAATTTACATTACTATAATTTAATTAAGGCATTTGATAAATTGACAAATATTCCAATACTAATTAATACAAGTTTAAATTTACCAGGAGAGGTTTTAGTAGAGACCATGCAAGACTTAAAAGACTTGTATGACAAAAGCAAATTAAACTATATTTATTTACCTGAAATTGGTAAAATGATTAAAAAAGCCTAATCTTTATAGATATACATATATGGTGTATAATCCAAGTATGCCGTTAACAAAAGTACAGTTTGCACCAGGATTTAATAAACAAGCATCAGACTCAGGGGCTGAGAACCAATGGGTCGATGGGGACTTTGTTAGATTTAGATATGGTATGCCTGAAAAAGTAGGTGGGTGGCAAGAGATAATAAATAAAAGACTTGTTGGAGCTGCAAGGGATTCACATAGTTGGGCTGATTTAGATGGCAGAAGATATATAGCCTTTGGTACAAACAAAATTTTATATGTGTACGACGGTGATGATTATTATGACATCACACCATTTGATACTTCATTAGCACAATCAGGTTGCGATATTACTACTACAAATGGTTCAACCACGGTTACAATTACATGTCCCACGGCTCACAACCTCGAACCAGGTGATATTTTAACTTTTGAAAATGCAGGATCTTTCACTGGAGGACAAACAAGTTATACAGCAACTGACTTTGATGATGTATTATTCGAGGTACAGTTAGCTCCTACTACAACTACCTTTACAATTACTATGCCAACAGCTGAGACGGGTACAGGAGCAACAAATGATGGAACACTTGATACTAAACCTTATTACAAAGTAGGTCCTTTATTACAAGCATACGGGTTTGGATGGGGTACAGCTTTGTGGGGTGGATCGACTTGGGGTACACCAAGATCAACTTCAAACGCTGTATTAGATCCTGGATCATGGTCATTAGATAATTATGGTCAGTTGTTAATTGCAACTATTAAGAACGGTCAAACTTTTTCTTGGGATCCGAATAGCGGTGTAGCAACAAGAGCAACTATACTATCTGGAGCTCCTACTAGGTCTGTTATGAGCATGGTATCTGATAGAGATAGACATTTAATTGTCCTAGGAACTGAAACAACGATTGGATCACCAACTACACAGGATAAAATGTTTATAAGGTTTTCAGATCAAGAATCTTTAACTGATTACACAGCAACATCAACAAATACAGCGGGGTCTTTTAGAATAGACAGTGGTACTAAAATTGTAGGTGCTGCTAAAGCAAAAGATTACATATTGATACTTACTGATACATCTGCTTATTTAATGCAATTTGTAGGTCCACCATTTACATTTAGTATAAGACAGGTTGGATCTAACTGTGGATGTGTAGGTCAGCATTCTATTGTTTATGCAAACGGTGCTGTATATTGGATGTCAGATTCAGGGGGCTTTTTTGTATTC